TATTTTACCGTACTGTTAGCATCTCTAAACCCTGAAGTACTTGGGTTGAGATAAGTAATACCTGAACCTGTTTCATTCCAACTAACTGTAATTTGTATTTTATTGTAGTCGTGTTCTAACTCAGTAAAGTCTAAATCTGAAAATGTTCTATCTCCTAACACATCAGCTAAGGCTACTACTTCAGAATAAAGATTAACATTATAACTTATTTCCGCTTCTTTGTCTTGTATGTCTATAAGTCTTAAATAGCCTTCAAATAATAAAAAGCCGTCTTGCTTTAGAATACATTTTGTTTTTTTATAAGGGTTAAAGTTAAGTCCTGTATCTGTTCTAGTTACTTCAAATATATTGTCAAAGATTTGATTGTTTCTTTTTGTAGCAGGAAGATTAAAAGCCTTTGAATAAGACTGCACTTTTTCAGCTACATTTTTAAAGTCATCTACACTAAGACTTAAAGGTATGTCTTCATCTTCATAAAGGTCGCATATTACTTGTCCGTTACTTAAATCTGTAAAAACTCCACTAGGTGTTGATGTAGATAAAACACAAGAAATGCTATTTATTATAACAACCGACGTAACGCTATGAATTACTATTGTATCAGCAGTTGAATAAGCGTCAAATTGTATAGTCTGAGTTCCTGTACCTGTGATTATATGAGTACTTTTTAATATGTTGTTATGATATTGATAAACAGTAAAATTTGTTGAATTACCTTGTATGTCTAAAGTTAAATCGTATGTAGCTCCAAAAGTAAGGTTAGACAACCTCTGAAGTATTCCTTGAGTAGCTCCTACGGCAATAGTATTTGCCGATTCAGCTACAGCTGTTGCACTACTGCTAAAACGATACCAAGTGTTATTAATAAAAAATGTAAAAGGGCCTACTGTATATGAATCAATGAAAGCCTGAGGTAAAGCACCTGCAATATTTAGAGTTGAAGAAGAAGTGTTTACTTGGTTAAAATTAATTCCATCAACAAAGAATTGAGTAGACGGTGAACTTAATGAAGTTGAACCATCAAAATATTGTGGGAATACTATTAATTGTACACTCATTAGACAGATTGTGTTCTTAGTGTTTTACTTTTTTCTACTTCAAAAGTGTACTGAATTAATTTGTCGTTTGCTACAGTCTTTTTTGTAAAGCTAGAAGTTGTAAGTCTTACAGGTTTTACATATTGATTAATTGCTGAAAAAGGTATGTCAGTCTGATAGCCTTCTAAAATATATACTTCAGGACTGTTTATTAATTCTTCAAACATTTCATTTTCACTTTCACTTACAAAGTCTGAATTCATTGTTATTTTCTCAGTAGCGTTTACTCTAAAAGATTTCTTACCGCCTTTGTAACTATCAACTCTGTAAGCTGCTTCATTCCAAGTTCCTGCTAATTGCTCGTATGTAGAACCTTTAGTTGATATGCTTCTTACTGACTTCTGAGTGAATGTGTAGTAATCCCACGCACCCCATTGATTAAGCCAACAAATTCTTATGCTTTCATATCCTTTTAAATTAGGACAATTGACTTTTATGGTGTATGTTTTGGAAATTGCATTATTACCTACGTTAAAAGCCCTTACTAATATCGATCCACCCTGTATTGTTCCTGCTGAAACTAATCCTGCAAAAATACTTGTTCCATCTCTCATTAAGTTAGCAGGGAAGCAGCCAAAGTACATAAGCTGTTGATATATACGAGTGCTGTAAGGTCCTGTGAAAGCTCCATTTGCGCCTGTTTTGTTCACATCTTCTGTTCCTATTTGAACACCTGCACTGTTATTATATATTAGTTGTATATAGCTTAAATCTCCATTAGGCGCTAAAAAAGCAAGTGTTCCATAGTCTTCTATATTAGCATACTGAGTAGCAGGCGCATTAGTTAAGAACCTGTCAGTAGGACTTGATAGGTTAAAGTTAGTTAAACTAAATCCAAAGTCATTATTAAATATAGAAAGTTCGTCAGTGTATTTTAAGTAGCCATTTAACAACTGATACTCCTCTGAAACTTTAAACTCCACTTCAGGTGTAACTACATCACCACTTGCGTCTGTGTATTGTATTTTAAACTGAATATTCAACCATCTAGCAGCTTTTTTATTTCTTGAATATTTATCTATTAAGTGTAAAGCATGAGGAGTATTATCAGTTGTACTTACTCCTTTATACTCACTAAAGTTGTAAGCCATATTATCAGCACTAACATAATTCTCTACTACTTGTCTAAAATCAAATATTCCTACTCCTGCATTGTTTGGAGTTGTTTTAAATGTAGCTGTTGGTACTGAAGTTGTAGTTATTGATGAAGGTATTGTATCACTTATATAAACATCAGCAATAAATCTTACATTTGTAAAACCTGCTACTATTGTACTATTTGATACTACAAAAATTACCTCTTGCCCTACAGGAACTTGTTCGTATAAAGGTTTTTGTTCTATTAGTGTTGCCATTTATTTTACTGTTGTTAATCCGTTAATAATATCATCTTTTACTGCTCCTAGCATTTCTTTACCGAACTGCTTTAAACCTAACATCAAAGGCTTTTGAAAGAAACTTATGCCCTGTATTCCTTTTCTCTTAATGCTTCTAGCTATTAAAAAAGATATGCTTTTCCTAGACATAAATCTACCTTTTTCATCTCTTGGTGCTATTCCTTTTTTTACTATCCACTTATCAAGCACTCTGCTAGGTGGTTGCTTTGTAGTGTATTTGTAAGGACTTGAAATAGTCCTCCCTTTATAATCTTTAAAGCTTCTCCTAACATCTGTTCCTGAAACTCCCTTATCTACAAAAGTACCATAACTATCCATAAAGAATTGTACAGTAAAACCATCAGCATCAGTAATAACTTTAAAGCTCAATGACTTTTCTAAATTAGTACCTCCTCCCTTGGATTTTTGTAAGTTTCCTTTTGCCCTGTTTACTACTTGTTTCCCAAAGCTATTAAGGTATCTTTCAAGAGCTTCTGTTTTCATTACACTAGAGCTGCAAATACTTCTACTTGAACATCAGTTGAAGCTGACGGTCTTACCTCTACAGTAACTAAATCTTGCAATGTAGGAAAAGCAGGACTTGCATCTTCTTCACCAATTAATGCTTCTTCAGCTTGGAACAAGACATGAGAACCTCCTGCTCTTACAGTTACTTGATAGTTAGTTGCTGAAGTTACAAAAGCTACTTTCATATCTTGGTCTGTGCTTAAATTAGTTAATCTAAGGTATTTACAATTCTCTACATCTAAAGCACCATCTGCTCCGTGAGGTGTAGAATTAAATATTGCTACTGTTGTAGTTTGTGAATGTGTACAAGTTAAAATTCTTTCAAATACATCAACTATGTTTGTAGTTGTTAAAGTATTTGTAGAGCCTCTTACTGAGCCGTTCAATACGACATTTTCTGTGATTGTTGTTGTTAAGTCTGCCATTTTATAATTTTATTGTTATTTTAAATTTCTTCCATCCTATATGAACTATTAGTCTTCCTATCCTGAACTTTAACATTAGTAACCTGCACCATTTGTATTTACAGGAATATTACAAGTTTGAAAGTCGTTCTGAACTAATACTCCTAAATTAAACACATACCCACAACACAAGTTATCAAACCTTTCCTGAAAAGGCTCTATTGTAAATTGGTCTTGCGTAAAATAGATAGGTTCGTTAATATCATTCACCCCTTCTATTGATTGTCTTGAACTATGTCTTAACATTCCAATAATATCTGTGCATATTTCTAAAGTCTGATTGAACACTTCCTGTTCGTTATTCTTAGTATTTACTAACTTAGTTAAAAGCTCATGCTGTTTAGTTTGCCAATCTGACTTCTCTGATACCATATCCATTACAAAGATTTGAAAATTATAAGTCAATTGACTATCACCTGTTGTAACTGATGTTGGATTGATATGCATTAAGGGAAACTTCTCCATCTTCTCAAGATTGATGTCGTATATGTCGCCAACTGAAGTAGTGCTTATTTGTTGGTGATACTCACCTAGTCTAAGTAAAGTGTTTACTACATTATTATATGTCTTATTGTTTACCATTTCTTTGAACTTTATTTTGTGAGTTTAAGTCTGTTTCATAACTTAACCAAGTCAAGCACTCTAACAACCCTAAATTCGTTATTCTTTCTAAGTTTACTATCTCACCATTTGTTAATCTATACATCACTCCGAACCACCCCCACTTCTCGGCAAAGCTTTCTGTTGCTATTGCGTCTTCATTTCCTTCAGCTGCTCCATCAAATACAATGGCAAAATCTCTGACAACTCCTTCCCTAAAGTGTAAAAAAAAACCAATGCACTTTGCACTTGCTGAGCTGACATCTTTTTCATTTCTTCCACTCTAAACCGAATGTTTCCATCATAAGCGTGAACAATATAAATATCATTCTTTTTTTCTTTTATCGGTCTATAAAGAACAGCCATTAATTCAGGTAAGTGTTTTTCTATACCGTTCTTAATAAATGTTTCAATGTCTGCATACTCTCCTAAAGTTATACTATCCAAATCAGGATGAAAGCCGTACTCAATACCTTCTATTTCAATTATCCTTTTTAGCTTTGTATCTTGCTCTTGTTGTAGCTCTGCTATCCTACTCATTATTGTTGCTACATCTGATAAAGCTAACTCCTTTACTAACTGCTTAGGAATATTAGATAACGCTGCTATTGTTTCTGTTGCTTCTTCTGTTTTAGTTCCTGTTTCAAAGTCAATAAGTTGCAACCACTTTTCAAGAGTTACATCTTCCCAACTATTAATCAATTTGAACTCTTTTACCTTACCTTCCTTTTTGATTTTTACTTTCATCTGTTATATAATAGAAATTTGTTGTTTTTAGTTTACTGCACGTAATACTTTCCTGCATTAGGGTTATCTAGGTGATAAATAACATTGTACCTCACTCCGTCAATTGCGTGATTGTAGTTGTCTACATAAAGCTTAGAACCTTTGTCTGCGTATATGTAATTGTTTAATTCTTTAGCTATGTTAGTGCTTTCAGAAGTTATAACAAGTTCATAGTCTTGCATACGAGTTATTCCACTTTCTATTGTTCCTTTTTTTACAGGTTTGATGTTTACTCCTAAATGTCTAAGGTCTGCAATTAGTCTTGGTTCTGCTGAGTCAGCTATGATAAGTTTATTATCTACTTTGTCTAATATGATTTGAGCTAGTTCGTTTGACTTCAATCCGTTCTTATAGATATGTTCTTTTAAATATATCTTACGCCTTCTTTTATCAATAGCTACTTCTGTAAGACTATCAGGGTCAACACTAAAACCAAAGTCCATTCCACAAGAAGTTTGTAAGCCATCAGGATTAAATTCACCAATACTCCAATTCTCAAAGACTACTCCTTCTGCTTTGTCTAACCACCCCCCTAAGATTTTGTGCTGATACTTTTTAAAGTTCCTATGCTTTATAGTCTTAATACGCTCTAGGAAGCTCTGTGATAGATTATCTTTATTGTCTAGGTATGTACTATGGATATAGCATACATTATCTCTAACGCCATTAAAACCTGCTTCAACTCCTTTATCCTCAAAAAACCTTTTGTATATCCAATGCTCTTTAGTTACAGGATTAAGTATAAGTATAATTCTATTCTGTATTCCTTTTTCTCTAATACTTAAATCAATAGTATCAAATATATCCTCGTCTATTAATTCTTCAGCTTCATCAAGCACCCAAGTTGAAATTCCTTGTAATGACTTTAGACTTGCTGTCTGATTACCTGCTGATGTCTTAATTCCTCTAAATAGAATGTCTGACTTGTTTCCTAAATTAACAACCTCAGCTTTATTTACGCTAAAGATGTTTTCAAAACCTAAAAGACTTATCTTTTCTAAGAACTCAGGAATGATAGATAGGTGAGCTGATACCATTGTAAAACGAGTAAACAATACTCTTATGTTTTTAGACATAGTAAGTAAAGTCAAAAAGACTGTTACAGCAAAAGACTTTCCTGAACCCCTACCGCCTGTGATTATAAAGTATCTAGCGTCAGAATTAAATAATGGATTGTATTTCTTACTCAGTATCAGTTTCTACAAATGTTATTAAAGGCATATTAATACTATCATCATTTGTTGTAACATCTACCCTTTGTTGAGGTTTACCATAAAAGTATTCAAAGAACAGCTTGACTGCCCATTGCTCCTTTTTGTCAATACCACTTTCTAAAGACTTTAAAGCCTTCTCGTTCATTGGTGTTAAGTTCTCTATTAACTTTTGTTCTGCTGCTTTGCTTTTGCGTCCTGCACCTTTTCTTGCACCGCCATTGTTTATTCGTTTATCCATAATTGAAATAGATTGATTATTCAATCCCTAATATATAATAGAAATTACTCGTATTCATTTGGAAGCATAAGCCTTATGCCTAAGTCAGTTAAAGCCCATACTCTTACTTGTTCTGTGTATTGCTCAAAGGATTTAGTATTTAAAGCTGTTGTACTTCCTATTTTATTTATTGCTATTTGATTATCATTAATACTTATCATTTCATATTCAGATAAGAACTTAGCTCTTAAAGCGTCATGCATTTCATTAGGAAAATATCCTAGTTCTTCTGCTAGTCCTTGTACGATACATTTCCAATAGTAACTGTTCTGCATATTGCTTCTTGTGTTTCTTTGTTTCTTTACGCTTACTATGTAGTCGTTCTCTAATTCTTTTAGGTAACTGAACAGGCTTTGCTTGTCTCTATTGTCTTTTATTACAAACTTCATTTAGTAGTCATCATTTATTCCTCTTGTTCCTATTAGCTTTTCTTTTGCTCCTGCCCAAAGCTTATCACCTCTTTTTTTTTTACTTAATGATGCTTCAGTTCTTTTAAGTGTTGGTATTCCTTCTGTTGGCTCTGAGTCCATATACTTACCGCAACTGCATTGAGCTTCTTTACAAACCCACTTTTTATCTCTTAAAACTATTGTAGCTTTACCAATTTCCATAGTCTTTCCACATTCGCAAGTGTATAGTGTCATTCTTTTATGTTAGGTATTTTATTAACTGCTTCTCTTAAAATTAAATCTATTTCAAAATTCAAATGGTTAATTGCTTTACACAAATCCTCCATTCCACTATCATTATGTTTCTTCTTACAGCGTATTAGATATGTAACTGCTGTTCCGATATTATAATTTAAGTCAAAATTACTGACTACATCTTTTGCCATATAGCCGTTCTTTCCTTTATAATATTCAGGTATTTTATTTTTTTTCATTTATCCTATCGTTTTCTAGTCCTCCTGTTAATGTTTCTACCTTATCAATTCTGTATCTTATCTTGTTGTTTCTTTTGGCTCTTATCTTGCTTTCTATTATACTCATTACAGTAAGTACAAAGATTACAAATAATAAAAAGCACCCTATTAGTTTTAATATCATCATTCGCTTAAAAGTTTTAAAAGTTGGTGTGGTGTATATATCCTGCTATCACCTGAGTAGTTTTCAAAGATACAAGTAAAGTTATCGTTCTCCCAAGTCCAAAGACTTCTAACATTCTTTTTGATGTGGCTGTTTAATACCCACTTAATTGTTTTGTAAGTTCTTTCCATTTCTATTTATTTAAGTTATGAATACGCTAAGGGTTCAGAAAAAAATAAGATAATAACCGCATTGTTATTTAAGTTAAGTTTAGCCCTTAGCATATTCTTTATATAGTTTTTTTATTCCATCAAAGCAAGTTGAAATACAAGAGCCACAATTCGTTCTAGGACTGTAGTTAGTATTGTATATTGTGTTATATGTTTCAATCATTCT